CGGCCAGCCGGTTCTTCACCGCCGCCAACCCGACGGTGCCCAACTTGAACATCTGAAACTGGCGAAAGTTCAGATGATCCACCCGGAGCTGCTTGCGGAACCAAATGCGAACGCTCGGCACGGATCAAACCGCCCGGTTGAAATGCAGCACCAGCCGGAGGCCGCCTTCGGCGTCGGCTTCAAGATCCACGACCTTGTAGACCGAGCCGCCCACGGTCACTTCATCGCCCCGCGCGGGCGGCTGCGCGAAAGCAGCCGCCCTGACGAACAGCAGTGCGTAGACGCCCGGCGCCGCACCCTCCGGCCGCGCGCCCGCCTCCAGAATGCCGGCGACCGTGAACGGATCGCCCACCGCCGGCGTGTAGGTGATTTCGCGGCCGAAGGCCGCCAGGACCTGCTCATTTACCGCCCCTACCAGCGACGCCCAGTCAGCCATGCCTCAGGCCTTGATCCCCTTGACCAGCACTTCGGGCCGATGGCAGATGGGCAGCGGGTTCGATTGCGTGTGCAAATCGGTCCCCCGCCCAAACTTGCGCGGCTCCTGCTTGGCGTAGAGCGGCAGGCCCAAGGTGTTCGCCGTCTCGTTGAAGTCCGCCGGGGCAAAGTAAGTGCGGAAGGTGTTCGCCGTACCCAGCGGGAAAAAGTGCGCCTCATCGTCAGCGATGAACTTGCGCACCGTGCCATTGGGATCGGTCGCCTGGCCGAGGTACTCCTCGAACGTCACACCGCCGAAGGTGAACCCGGTGCGGTTGTCCGAAAACAGCACCAAGCCATCGCGCCAGCGCTGATAGGCCTCCTTGACCTTGGGATGCGTAGTCAGCGCATCGAAGAAGCCAGGCGAGCACAGGCACATCACGCCGGTCATGAACTCGCCCTTGAGGTTTTCCTCGATATGGCGCTTCACTTCGAGCACCTTGGTTAGCACCTCGGTCGAGGCGTTGTTCAAGGCGAAGTTGACCACCTTGGGCGTGATCTCGAACTCCTGGTAGAGGTTGTAGAGGATCGAGCCGTCGGCATCCAGGATCACACCCTTGAGCGCGCCCATGCGCAGGTGCTCGAGCGTGATGGCGTGCTTGGCGCGCATGGTCTGAAGCTTCTGGGCTATGAGGGTGGCCACAGTGTCAATCTCCGTCTCCGAGCCGAAGGCCCGGATGCCCTGGACCTCCTCGGGCAGCACGACATCGTCGTGCGGGATGTGCGGGATGACAAACGAGCGCACCTTGCGCTTGCCCTGCGTGCCCACAGTACCGGGCGCCCCCACGGGCCGCGTGGGCAACAGGTTGAGTACGCCGTTCATCTCCTCGATGACGATGGTGCGCGTGCGGACACCGACGGGCGGAAACAGGTTCAGCTGCTCGAGGCGCCCGTAGGTGTTGGGGATCTTGTTGATGGCGGCCGTCAGCGCCGCCATGTCGAAAGCGTTGGACGAGAAGGGATTCAGCATGGCTCACGCTCCTTCGCGGACCAGAATGCCCAGGGCCTTGAGTTGCGCCAGGGCGGTGTTCTTCTGGGGACCCGTAATCCCGTCCGGCCACACCAGCCCCTTGTCGGAGCAGATGGCATGCCGAGCGATGATCACGCCCGGCGTGTCGGCCGCACTCGCATCGACATCGCCCACGAGCACGCCGGCCGCATTCTGCGAGCCGTCACTGGCCGACGGCGCCAGTTGCTTCGCCTTCCCACTGGCGGTGACAATGCCGACCACGGTGCCGGTCTTGAGGTTCTGGCCGGAAGCCACGGTCACTCGGTCGCGGCTATAGAGGTTATCCTCCTCGAACTTCAGCCAATCGCCGAGATAGTTGGGTTCGGTCTTACCAGGCATTTCAGTTCCCTCCTTTCACAAGACGCTCGACAGCCCTGACAACCGGATTCTGCTCGAGCGGCACCTTGTCACTCAAGCCCGCATCCGGCATCACGTGCGAGCGGATTTCAATCGCGTCCTCGGCCACGCGGGCCTCGACGAGATACTGGCGCGCTTCCGCGGGGGTAAGCCCACGCGCCAGAAGCGCGGTCGCCTTGGCCGGCATACCGGCCAGGGCGCACAGCTCGACGATCTCGCGTGCCTCGGCGTAGCCTTCGCGGCGCGCTTCGGCGCGGATCGCTCCCAGATCAATAGTGGGCTCGGACGTTGCGGCCCGAACCGTTTCTTCGTTCATACGTCTGCCTCCTTGTGGAATGGAAGTCGGTCTTACAAATGCGGCGAGATCCGCCAGCGCCGTGCGCCAGGTGCCCAGGCGATCGGCCAGTCCGGCGGCCACGGCGTCTGGGCCGTATTTGAGGGCGGCACCCAACTGGCGAATCGCCTGTTCGCTCAAGCCGCGCCGCCGAGCCACGGCTTCTACGAACAGCCCGTAGAGCCGCCGGACCTCGGCCTCAAGCGCGGCGCGCGCAGTCTCCGACAGCGGCTCGTTGGGGTTGCCGTCGGTTTTGCCTTCGCCTTCGGCGATATAGGTAACCTTGACCCCCAACTTACGATTGTACTCGCTCCAATCGACATGCTCGGCGTAGATGCCAATCGAGCCAACCCCGCCCGTGAACTCGGGCACATAGATCCGCTCGGCCGCCGTAGCCAGTAAGTACGCCGCGCTGAACATCGAGTTATCGGCCACGGCCCAGATCGGCTTCTGGCGGGCGAGCTCGGCCAGCGCGGCCGCGGTCTCGAAGGCGTTCTCCGAATCGCCGCCCGGCGAGTTCACGCGCAGTAGCACCGCGCGCGCCTCTGAATCTGCGATGGCCTGCTCGACCTCCGCGAGGATATCGCCGTACGCCGTAGCGCCGAACAGGATGGAATCGAACAACGATGGCTCGTTAGCCAGGAGCCCGGCAATGTCGATGACAGCTACGCCGTCCTGGAGTCGATACGGTCTCCGCACGCCGTAGGCGGCGTCGAGCTTACTCGCCTCAACGAGCAGCGGCTTGGCGCCGAACAGGCTCAGCACTTCTTCGCGTCGCATCATGCCCCCTCGCTGCCACCGCCTGGATCGGTGTCGTAGTTCAGCCCTAGCTCCCGGGCCCGGGCGTTATCAGCCGCGATCTCGCGGTCGATCACCTCAACGTCATAACCCTGCTCACTGACCACCTCGGCCCGGCTCTTGAAGCCCGCGCGCACGGCCATCACCTGAGCCTTGATGTCCTTCAAGGGATCCACCCAGGCAAAGCCAGGTGGAATCCACTTGACGTCGTAGTAGGGCTCCACATCACCCTGCTTGGGTAGCGCGCCACTCAGCAAGGCCGCCTCGATCCACCGTTGCCACACCGGCCGGCAGAACTGATAGACGATCACCTGATGCTGGAACTGCTCGCAGCGGCGGCGGAACTCGAGCAGCCCGGCGCGGATCGAAGAGTAGTTGACGCCGGTCAGATCTCCGGTCAACTGCTCGTAGGTGATCCCCATGCCGGCCGCGATCGAGCGCAGTTGCACGCGCATGAAGGTCTCGTAGTTGGCGCCTACGTCGGCCGGGTTGGAGAACTTGATGTCTTCGCCGGGCAGCAGCACTTGAAGCGTGCCCGGCTCGAGGCCAGCCTGGGCGGTGCCGCTTTGATCCGTCGCCGTCTCGCCGAGCATCTGGTCCTCGGGCGCGTTCTTCAAAATGAAGCCCGCGAACATCGCCGCCGTCTTTTTGCGCAACAGCTCAGCATCATCGTACTGGTCGAGCTCGTAGAGCTTCACCAGCACCTGCGTAAGCCACGGCTGGCCGCGCAACTGGCCGGGCCGAATAGGCCGGAACAGGTGCAGGACCGAATCAGCCGGCACGCGCACCAGCTCGGTTGAGGCCACCGGGTTGAGCGTGTCGAAAGGATGCTCGCGATAGAGCCAGTAAGCCACACGCCGCCCGATGAGATCGAACTCGATCCCGGCCCGGATGTAGTTGCCGTTCTCCAACTTTCTGGTCTCGCCCGTCGGCAGGTGCTCAGGCTCGAGCAGCTGGAGTTGCAACGGAACCGAAAGACCGTCCTTGGGCAGTCGGGGCCGCAGCCGGATCAAGCACTCGCCTGCCTCCATCACCGTCCGGCAGGCCAGTGCCTGGAGGCCGTAGAAATCCGTCAGATTGCTCGCGTCAGCCTCATCGGTCCAGCGGAGCCACAGCTCCTGAATCTGCTCCTTGAGGCGCGCATCCGGATGCAGCGACTGCGGCTTGATGCCCGTGCCGATGGCGTTGCCGACGAAAGCATCCAGGGCATTCGCCGCCCAGGGATTGCGCCGCACCATGTCGCGCGAGCGCGCCCGCAGCGTGTCCAGGTTCCGGAAAACGAGTGTGTTGATGTCGCTCGTCGCCGGGAGCCACCCGGTGGTGCGGCGCGTCGCCGCCGCGGCCTCGTAATCGGACGCCGCCCGCCGCCGGGGGAAGATCGCCGCCTGAAGCCGCTTCCAGAACCCCACGTGTCAGAACCCCTTCTCGGTGGAGATGCGAATCTGCCTCACCACCGCCCCTCGGCTTTTGGCCAGCTCGGCCTCGGCCGCCGCGATGGCGGCCTTGAGCTCCTCGATGCTGCGGTACTCGATCTCGCGGTTCTCAAAGCGCACCCGGCGCACGCCGTTAGCCAGGGCATCGCGCAGTGCCTGGAGCTGCTCCTCGGTGTACATCTTACTTGCGTTCGGTCAAACTCAGCACCAGTAACTGCTGAA